GTGTTAATTGCTACTCACCCGTCAGAAGCTGGACTCGGGAACTGTCCGTTTTACACATCAAGCCTAATCAAGGCCTCCACCGTATCTCCGCACAACTTGGGCGCGTTGTAGCGTGAATTATCAGCACGGTTTTTGACCTTGCCGTTCTTTCCCACCTCCGTCCAACCATCACAGTATTGGACGCAGCTTTCAGCAACGCGGGAGTAGACATCGACAAGATCATCCAAACCTATTCCGTAGACTTCGCCTAAGAATTCACTGAACTGGAGATCATCATGTGCAGGAGACCGTGATACGATTGACTTGACATTTTCCACACCGCCCATTTCGGCTAACTTTGACTGTCTGCAGTCGAAAAACGGTTCGATGGATAGTCTATCCGCTGTTTGTACAAGCAGATCCCGAATATGTGGGACGTGTCTGTGTTCATACGCAGCTGACAAATACTTGCCGGCCATGTAATCGCGATCATTAACCTGGGTATTCCTATTCGCTCGCAGGTTAATCTTTGCTAAGACACGCCCAAATTGAGGGACGGGGCGACAGCCTATGGTTGAGTTCACATACCGCTTTCTATAAAAAGTGGCATGGTGTCGTGAGCGCTGAGGGACAACTTCAGCCTTCATTCCCGAGACTTTACAAACAGTCTCGACACTTTTCTTAAATCCCTCAACATCACCCTCAATGAACCCCAAATAGTCATCCCCGCCGTGTATGTTTGTGCTACGCTTGACTTCGGCCGCCTCCAAAGCGGCCTGCATTAGCGCCATGCTGACATATGAATTGCCGGTCGTGGTAGTTGTCTCACCCGACCAGCGCTGGCCTTTCACGTGTGCGGTCACTCCATACCGCGTCCACACACGCACTGAGTCAGTCTTGGCAAATTCCCGCACAAACCACACGGGTGCTCCCAATTTTCGGTAGAACATCGCCTCTGGCCGGCGAAATTCTTTCGATTGACTTCCATCGTTGTTCTTCATGTCACTCTCGATAGGAGTTCCTCCAGCCGTTTCCATGGCTTCTCCAAGTTCTTCCCCCGAAGCACCGCAAGCGTAAATTGCGATGTTGCCTTTGTTCTTCGGGTTGGCCTTGGAAAAGACCCATTTCATCCTGTCGTTCAGCTCCATGACGACAGGACCAGTCAAAGCGTTGTACATATCCGTTCCTTGATATACAACGCGAGGCTGCGACTGGTGCTCCTTCAAAAGCACCTCCTGCTTTGCGAACACGTGTTTTGTGCCCATATCACTCTGCAAGCAATCTCCACCAAGAGCGTCGACAAGACGCCCAGTCTTAGCTGCACCGCATTTAACCAGGTACTTCTCGATGAGTGCCTGGTCAACTTTAATTTCCGGCAAAGATTCAAACTTTTCCATGAGCAACTGATGCCCACGCGCAAAGCTGGAAATATCTTCAAGCGTTGGGGAATAATCGCAACGCTTTTTCATGGCATGCATGGTGGATTCGGCCGTATTTGACGGCACAGTGATAGGGACTCCAGCCAATATCGCGCCTTTTGCAACACCCACAGACGGGGCGTCATCTTTCGTGCGCACGACATTGACTTTCGGCACTATGTTCTCAAACTTAACCTCGTGGTTGTACTTGGTATGGGCATTGGATTCAAGCCCGTCCTTCACAACTTCACCACGAGCCTTAGAAGAATTGGCTTTCTTCTTCCAAGTTCTGTTCCCAACATCGATGGGAGGTAGCTGTCCAAATTGCATTTTGGTCATAATGTGTATATATATTCAAG